AGATGAGATGTGGGAAGATCATAGGCGTGGGGTGACGGCGACGGGGAGGGATTATGGGCCTGGGGTAGAGCATTTTTCTGAAGAAGGGAGGGTTAGGAGGTTGAGGTATTTGGAGAAGAAGGCGAAGGAGAAGGAGAAGAAGGGGGAGTGGGTAGCGACGGTGGAGCAGAGGAGGTGTTTGACGCAGGCGATGGAGGTTGGGTTAGATAGGACGTTGAAGGTGATAGCGGTGAGTGCTGGGGTAGAGCCGAAGGAGTTGGTGAGGTGGTTGGATGAGGATAAGCGATTTGCGAACGCATGGAGGGAGATAGGGGAGAGGATGTTAGGGATATCGAGGCCGGTGATATATTCGGCGTTGATACAGAGGGCGATCAGTGGAGACATGGGGGCGATCAAATTGGCATTTGAGATGACGAAGGATTATGTGCCTGGGATGAAGGTGAGTGGGGAAGTGAAGGTAAGTTTGAGTGATTTGTTGATACAGGCGCATGAGAGGATGATAGAAGGGGAGGGGCGTGAGGTGAGTGGGGATGAAAGCAGGAGGGTGTCTGGTGGTTCGGCGGCCTGTGAGTCCTCTAGTATGGTTCAAGTGGAGGGGAGGGGATGAGGACAGAAGCGGCTGATGTAGCGAGGTTGATTGTGGATGACCCGATGAGGTTTGTGAAGTTGATGTGGCCTGAAGACAAGCCGGACGGATGGCAGGTAAGGGCGTTGGAGAGTGTGAGGAAGAACGCGAGGACGTGTGTGATATCATCGAAGGGGGTGGGGAAGGGGTGTTTACAGTCGTGGGCGATCTGGTGGTATTTATTCACGCGGCCTGGGAGCCAGATCATTGTGACATCGGTATCGATTGACAATTTAGCGATGTCGTTGTGGAAGGAGCTGGCATATTGGTATGGGAAGAGCGCGATTTTAAAAGCGGCATTTGAGATGACGGCGACGAAGATAACGTCGCGAGGGCAGCCGGAGACATGGTGGGCATTGGCGAGGGGGTGTGCGAAGACAGCGGACGCGACGGCGCAGGCATCGGTATTGGCGGGTTTGCACGGGAAGTACGTGATGTTTGCGGCGGACGAGGCGGGGACGATGTCGCAAGCGGTGTTATCTGCGGCGGAGAGCGTATTGGCGAACGTGGTGAAGGGGAGCGGTGGGGAAGGGAAGATTCTGTTGACGGGGAATCCAGAGCAGCCTGTGGGGCCGATGTTTGACATATCGACGAAGCACCGGCATTTATGGGAAGTGATAAGGGTTACGTCGGACCCGGATGACCCTGGGAGGTCGTCGAGGATTTCGAAGGAATGGTGCAAGGAGCAGATTGAGATATACGGTTTAGACAGTCCGTTTGTGAGGGTATCGGTATATGGGGAATTCCCGAAGTCGGGGCTGAACACGCTTCTGACGCCGGACGAGATACAAGCGGCTGTGGTGAGGAAGGTATCCGAGAATTCGTACGCATTTGCTCAAAAGCGGTTGGGGTGTGACATAGCGCGATTTGGCGACGATTCAACGTGTTTGTTTCCGCGTCAGGGGATGATGGCGTTCAATCCGGTGATGATGAAGGGTTCAGACGCGATGGCGGTGGCGGGGAAGGTGGCGCAGCTGAAGGCGAAGTGGGGATCGGAGTTGGAGCTGGTGGATGCTGGTGGGGGTTATGGGGGTGGGGTGGTGGATGCCTTGAGGCAGGGGGGTCATACGCCGATCGAGGTATATCCATCCGGGAAGCCGGACGATCAGAGGTACTTCAATGTGAGGGCGGAGTGTTGGTTCAGGATGGCGGATTGGGTGAAGGGGAATGGATCGTTGCCTGATGATCCGCAATTGATGCGTGAGCTTGCGTGTCCGACCTACACGTTTCAAAGCGGCAAACTGAGGCTTGAGGAGAAGTCGAGGATGAAAAGCCGTTTGGGTTTCAGTCCCGACAGGGCGGACGCCCTCTCATACACGTTCAGGTTTGTGGATCAACCCTCCAGGGCGGCGCTCCCTGATTTTCATCATCAAGGGATCGCGGTGGGCAATGGGAAGTGCGTGAGCGAGTTCGACCCTTTCAGGGACACCGACGACTTTGACGGCCCCTCTGTTGGGGGTTATCGTGGGGCGTTTTGATTTCCCGGAATTCTTGATGGGAGGGATTGACGATGGGCATGATTGAGCCGGCGAAAACGGTTTCCACCGGCATCGAGTTTTCCACGGCTTCGGTTTACGACACGTGGGATGAAGCTGTTGGGTTGATGATTTCCAATCAAGGGGAGACGGGCGTGTTGACGCCTGAGGAATTCAAGCCCGACAGGGTGAGATACGAGGAGGCCGAATCGCTTGGGCTGCTGAGACTTCATACTATGCGACATGACGGGGAGTTGGTAGGGTACGCCTTGTTTCTGATTGCCAATCATTTGCATTACAAGGACACGAAATTCGCCACGGTTGATGTCCTGTACGTTTCCCCTTTACACCGTGGGATCAATGCGGTAAGTTTCATGCAATGGCAGGACGAGCAGTTGAAGTCGGATGGCGTTCAGGTTGTTTTCAGGCAAGTGTCGTCGAAAAACGATTACTCAAGGACGCTTGAACGCATGGGGTACGCGTTTTGTGAGCGCAGTTTTATAAAAAGGATTTGACGATGGGGACGGAAGGGATATGGGTGCCGCTTGTCGTGGCTGCTCTGGGAGCTGGGACGGCGGCGTATGGCTCGAAGCGTCAACGGGATGTGGCATCGAAAGCGAAGGAAACCGGGAAGGAGCAGGAAGCCGCCGCGACGCGCGGCAGGCAAGAGTTAGACACTACCCAGAGCCAGAGCGACGAGAACGCCCGGAGGTTGAGGGTGAGGCGCGCTTTGGGGGGGCAGTTGGGGGGTCAGACGCGAGGGGGCCGGGGAGGGACCATCCTCACCAGCCCGCTCGGGGATGTCGGCGGCGCGATTTCTGGCGGCAAGAGTTTGCTTGGCGGGTAGTTGATGCTATCGAAAAGACAGCAGCTTGAGCTTCTGCGCTCGCAGCTTGAGCTTGAGCGTTCAAGTTTCATCACGTTGTGGCGCGATCTGGACACCTACCTCAACCCCACCAGAGGCCGATGGAACCTCACCGACAACAACCGGGATAGACGCAACTTCAAGGTTATCGATTCCACCGGACCGCTTGCCGTGCGCACTCTTTCCTCCGGCATGATGACGGGGATCACCTCGCCGGCGCGTCCGTGGTTCATGCTGACGGTCCCTGATTCACGCCTTGCCGAAGACCCTGAAGTCAAGGAATGGCTGACCATCGTTACGGAACTCATGACAAACATGTTCCTCAGATCGAATCTTTACTCCTCCCTGCCTGGACTTTACGGAGACTTGGGCACATTCGGCACAAGCGCGATTCTTGTGGAGGAGGATTTCAACAAGGTTTTGAAGACAAAGGTGTTCTCTCCCGGCAGCTACGCCATCGCGGATGGGGCGAATGGGATTGTCGACGTGTTTTTCCGTGAATTCAGGATGACCGTTCGGCAAGTGGTCGAGGAATTCATGGATCCTCTGGCATCAGACGGAAACAAGTGGGATAACTTTTCGATTTACGTGCGCAACCTGCACGAGCGCGGACACTCGGAAACGTGGATCGACGTGTGCCACGTGGTGCGTCCCAACCCGAACGTGGATTCCGCGATGCTCCGTGGGAGGAGCAAGAAGTACGTGTCTTGCTACTACGAAAAAGGCTCTTCTTCAGGAGGGGGCGATTACCTTCGTGGGGCTCTGAACGACGACGTGTTTCTCCGTCAAAGCGGGTATGACTGGTTTCCCGTCTTGTGTCCCCGGTGGAATCGTTCCGGGGATGACGTGTATGGGACGGATTGTCCTGGGATGATCGCCCTTGGGGACGCGAAAGCCCTTCAAGTCATGCACAAGCGGAAGAATCAAGCCATCGAAAAGATGGTGAATCCGCCGATGCAAGGGGGCCCGGAATTGCAGAACAAGGCGGTATCAACCCTGCCTGGGGGACTCACGATCACGGGGAATCAAGGGTTGGGTCTGAGACCCGCGCATGAGGTGAATCCCAGGATCGCGGAACTGAAAGAGGATATATTCCAGTATCAGGAGCGGATCAGGAAGGCGTACTTCGAGCCCATCTTTCTCATGCTTTCAAGTGATGAACGCAATCAACGCGCGACGGCCAGGGAAGTGGATGAGAGGCACGAGGAGAAATACGTCATTCTTGGCTCCGTGCTGGAAAGGTTGGATCAGGAGCTGTTGGACCCTTTGATTGACATCGCGTTTGCGCTGATGATGCGTCAAGACTTGATTCCGGAAGCTCCTGAGGCATTGCGGGGCGAGAGATTGAAGGTGCGGTATCTCTCCATCCTTGCCACCGCGCAGCAATCCGTGGTCCTTCCCGCGATCGAGCGCACCCTGCGAGTCGCCCTTGAAGTGGCGGCGGTAGATCCCGGAGTATTGAACAAGTTGGACCTGCATCAGATCGTGGATGAGGTGGCGCGGGCGACAGGCGCGCCGTCCAGGATGATCAGGAGCGATGAGGAGGTTGCCCAGCTCGAGGCGGCCCAACAGCAAGCCGCTCAAGCTCAGCGGATGGTTGAGATGATCCAAGGCGGCGCAAAGAGCGCGAAGGATTTGTCTGGGGCAAGCCTTGAGGGGGCTAACGCGCTTACCGCGTTGACAGGGCAGGCGCGATAGGGTAATTTGGTTTACGAGGAGCGTGAAACATGAGCAACATATCTTCGGTAAAACTGCTTGATACCGTCACCGTGACAGGTGCGAGCGTGAAACATTTCCTGAGACATCCAAAACGCACGTTTCAGGCGAAGGGGACGACTTCCGCCGGCGTCGGCTCGGCCACGATCAAGATTCAGGTTTCCAACGAATTCGCTCCTGGCGTTGGGGACACATCGACCGATTGGATAGATGCCGGGACGATCACCCTCACGCTCGGGACGGCGCAGACGAGCGATGGATTCGCCTTGGACGCCGCTTGGAAGTGGGTAAGGGCGAATATCACCGCCCTCTCCGGCGCGACCGCGACGGTGAGCGTCAGGATGGGGGGATAGACGCGTGGCTGTCACCATTGATTCGAGAAAGACGGGACTGACCGCAAGCCCGGTCTTTCATCCGGAAACCGCCGATCCCTTGGCCGTCGCGGATGCCGGACATGTTTATACAAACGACGTTCTTGGCCGCACTGA